TGAAGGAGAAAGGGTAAGGGAGAAAGGCACTATCTTTGATTTTCCAAAGGCAGATTGTATCTATTATGGTACGCCCAGAAAGGATAGGATAGAGACAATGCTGAAGTATAATACCTGTGACTATGTTCTCTCCATCACGCCCAGAAACATAGTCAAATTTCATGGTTATGGGGTCAGACCCAAAAGAACCGTACCCAACTTGACATGGGTAGACAAAAGGGAGGGATTGAACAGATATAAATATTCGCTGTACATAGAGGACACGCACACCAACACCTACTATGCATTCATGGCGAATAGGTTTTATGAGTGCATGATGTGTGATGTCCTCCTTTTCTATGATAGAGCTTGCATCAATACGGTTGGTAAGTCAGGTTATAATATAGACGAGTATCAAATGGTAAGCAATGGGAGGGAATTACAAAAGAAGATAAAAGAGCTTGATTCGGATAATGATACATACGAAGAAATATTACATAGACAAAGAAGTAACTTTCCAATGATACTGAAGGAGAAGAAGAAAGTAGTAAGGCAATTAAAAAACATTTTAGGATAGGAGGGAATATGAATAGAACAACATTATTAAATGCAGTAGAGAAGATTAAACCAGCTATGACAGGCACAGCACTAACCGAACAAGACAACCTGATTATGTTTGATGGTAGGGAGGTAATCTCCTTCAATGATGAAATCTTAATAATTGCACCTATCAGGACGAAGATTAAAGGAGCTGTGCCAGCAAAAGAACTCCTTGACCTGTTACAAAAGATGAAGGATGATACCATCCAGATAGAACAGAAGGGAGATGTGGTATCTGTCACAGGCAAGACTACAAAGGCTAAACTAAAGGTATCACAGGGAGTTGATATTCCAGACGTAGCCCTCCCTGACAAATGGAAGACTATACCTCAGGACTTTTTAGACGGTATAAAACTATGTAGATTCAATGTGGCGGAGACAGGGAATGCTTTACATAATATCCTGATTGAAGGAGACAAGGTAATTTCCAGTGATAACTATAGGGTTACAGAGTACACTATGAAAACAAATGCATTTAAAAGGAAATGTCTTGTGCCAGCCTCCATCAGTCACACATTAATCTCCTTCGTACCCATCTCCTATGCATCTAATAAGAGTTGGTCAATGTTTAAAAATGATGATGGGGCTGTGCTGTGTATACGGAAGGTAGATGTTAAGTATCCAGACGTACAGGCGTTTCTAAGTAAGAAGATTAAAGGGACTAAAGTAGCCCTCCCTGAAGAACTTAAGGAGAGTTTGGAACGAACAAGGATTTTATCTGACGAGGATATTGTTACAGGCAATCGCATGGTAAAAGTTACCATAAAGAAAGACACTATGTTATGTCATGGAGAGTGTGCATTAGGACAGATAGATGAACATGTAAAGATAGATTATTCAGGCAAGGAAATCTCCTTCCATATAGTACCTGACTTCCTGTATGAAATACTAGGCAAGACACAGAGTATGACAGTGGGGGAGGAAACATTAAAGTTTAAAACTAAAACCTTTCAACATACTATACAACTAATAACATGAAGACAATATTTAAAGATGTAGAGGAAAGTGATGGTTGCCTAAAGTGTAAGCTACACAAGGGATGCAAGACACCCTATATGAAGGAGACAGGTGAAGGGAGGAAGGGTATCCTTGTGGTGGCTGAGGCACCAGGAAAAACAGAAGACCAGAAGGGAGTACAACTGGTGGGAGAGGCAGGACAGGTACTAAGGGACGTACTAAACATGTACGGTATAGACCTAGACAAAGATTGTTGGAAGACAAATGCTGTAGCCTGTCGTCCTCCCAAGAACAGGACACCATCTAAGAGGGAAATCAAATGTTGCAACCCGAGAGTATTAAAAGTGATTAAGGAGAAGAAACCTAAACTAATACTTCTATTGGGTGGAGTGGCTTTGGATAGTTTCTTAACTGTCCGTTTTAAAGGGGCATCAGGAGGGATAAATAAGTGGAGGGGTTTTATAATTCCTGACCAGACATCGGAGAGCTGGGTAGCCCCTACATTCCACCCAAGTTTTATCTTACGGTCTAAGGGAGTAAAGACAATAAAGAAGTTATTTCAACAGGATATCAGGACAGCTTTACGGAAGGTGAAAGTTCCCCTCCCTAAGTATGATTACAATATAGATATTCTAAATGAATTTAGGGCAAACAACATGTTACAAGAATTTTTTGAAAAACAATTACAGGAACATCTTGAATACCCTCCAGACCTGTTAGCTTTCGACTATGAAACTACAGGGCTACAGCCTTACAAGGAGGGGCATGAAATAGTATGTTGTAGTGTTTGTTGGAAGGACGAGGTAGCCTATTCATTCATGTTAACCAATAAGCTTATTAGACGGTGGAAACATGTACTAAGGGAGAGAAGGATTAAGAAGACAGCCCAAAACATTAAGTTTGAACACCAATGGAGTAGAAATATTTTAGGTGTACAGGTTAGAGGGTGGGTCTGGGACACGATGCAAGCCTCCCACATTATAGATAACCGTTCTGGAATAACAGGATTGAAGTTCCAATCTTATGTCAACTTTGGACAGGGAGACTACGCCTCCCACCTAGATAAATATTTAAAGTGTGATGATGGAAACGGATTTAATAAGATACATGAAGCACCAGAAAAAGAACTGTTAAAGTATTGTGGTATGGATTCCATGTTACAATTTAGATTGGCTAAGTTACAGATGGAGGAAGTTTATTTATGAACGACCAAGCATATAAATTATTTCACGAAGGAACTCTAGCCTTTGCGGACATGGAGCAGAACGGTATCCGTATAGACTTAAGGTACTGTAGGAGACAGAAGAAGAATGCCGAACAGCAAATCTCCATGTTGGAATTAGAATTAGCAAGGACGAAGGAGGTAAAACTGTGGAAGAAGACCTATGGAGATAAATTTAATTTAGATTCTAATGACCAGTTGAAAAAGATATTGTTTACCAAATTAAAGATTACTCCACCAGCATACACAGACAAAGGTGCTCCATCAGTAAACAAAAACAACCTGATACTTATAGACTCCCCTGTGGTCAAGCCTATCATACAACTAAGGCAACTTAAGAAAGTGGCTAACACATTTCTGAAAGGCATCATAAAGGGGTCTGTGAAATCATATCTACATCCCTCCTTTAACCTTCATACTGTCCAGACCTTTAGAAGTTCATCCGACAAACCCAACTTTCAAAACATGCCTATTAGAGACCCAGTGATGGGTAAGATAATCCGACAAAGTTTTATCCCGAGAGAAGGTGGGATGATTGGAGGGTTGGACTATGTAGGAATAGAATTATCAATGGCTGGCTGTAACAGTAAAGACCCTCTAATCATTAAGGATTTTGCTACTATACATAAAACACAGGCATCAAAATGTTATGCCCTGAAGGAGAGTCAGGTAACAAAAGATATCAGGTATTGTGGTAAGAACAGTTTTGTATTCCCACAACTCTATGGGAGTTGGTATGAACCTATAGCCCTGAACCTGTTGACAGCTATTACTTCAATGAAGTTAAAGACTAAAGACGATAAGGAATTGAGGAAACATTTAATACGGAAGGGCATAGGCAATGGAGATGATTTCACAGACCATATCAAGGGCGTGGAGGAAGACTTCTGGAATACTTACCATGTACATAAGGATTGGCAAGAGGGTTGGATTAAGAATTATCAGAAGACAGGGTACATAGAGATGATGTCTGGATTTAGATGTTTCGGGGTCATGTCTAAGAATCAGCTTTTGAACTTTGCCAATCAAGGGCCAGCGTTCCATTGTCTCCTATGGAGTATAATCCAGATGAACAAATGGTTAAAGAAGTACAAAATGAAAAGTAAAATCATCGGACAAATACATGATGACATGGTTATGGATATTAACCAGAAGGAGAGTGAGGACGTATTGCAGAAAGCAAAGCAAATAATGTGCAAGGACATCAAGAAAGAGTTTAAATGGATTATTACTCCGTTGGAGATTGAAGCTGAATTTTCCAACAAAAACTGGTATGAAAAAAAGGAGATTAAGATATGAAAGAAAAAGATTTTAAGGCAATACATGAGGCTGTATTAAATCCGATAGGTGAAACAATGTTTAGTCTTTTAACCTCTGTGGGAGCAGCCGCACTTGAAGAACAGATAATAACTACCTTGATAAGCAACTGGATTATGACGGTTAACGAAAGGAGGGTTTCAAATGGAAAGGAGGAAACAACACAAGAAACCTTCAACGAATATGTAGAGAGGTTACAAAACTTATTACCTACACTATTAAAAATTCGTGAACAAAATCCAAATGTTGATACTATTAACATAGAAGAGAAAACAGATAGAAAGAGGGTCAGGTTCGAGGAAGAAAATGATAACTGAAGACCATCTAGGACAGATATACCTTCAACTGAAAGGTAAGCGAAGGAGGCACATTGGATATGTCAGTAAGAACTCCAAAGGAGTAGTAGTGTATAAAAAGTATGGTACTGAAGTATTCAAAAAACTTAAAGCCTTTGGTTTTTGTGTCGAAGCAATCAAGTTTATAAAACCAGACTTGTTTAAGGTTGTATGGATTGGAGGGACACAGGCAAAGAGGGGAACATATACTATAGGTAAAAATAAATTCAAGGAAGTATCTAAATTTCTGAACTTCAAGGGATATGAACCACAGTGTTTTATTCCACTTAAGGAATTTCATTTTAGGAAGGAGGGATAATGGCTTTACATTTAAAATACAGACCGACAAAGCTAGAGGATGTAGTAGGAAATAAAAGCGCTGTGAAAAGTCTGGAATCAATACTTGAAAGGGACATGGAGGAAATACCACATGCATTCCTCTTTCATGGTGCTAGTGGTTGTGGTAAGACTACGTTTGCTAGGATAGTGACTAACATTCTGGGATGTGACCCACAGGACTTTTTAGAAATTAATACAGGTAGCAACAGAGGGATAGATACAGCAAGGAGTATATTACAAAACATACATTACAAACCTTTGGGAGGGAAAGTCAAGGTTATACTACTGGATGAGGTACATGCTACTACTAAGGACTTCCAAAACGCATTATTGAAAGCGTTGGAGGACACACCAAAACATGTATATTTTATCCTCTGTACCACAGACCCGAAGAAACTTCTCCCTACGGTACGGAATAGGTGTACTATGTTTGAGGTACACAAGCTAACGGAGACTTTATTGATTAAACTCCTTACGGAGGTAACGATTGATGAAGACAAGGCAGAGGGCATTGATGCTGAAATTATAGCTATGATTGCTAATAAAGCGGATGGTTGTCCTCGACAATCCCTTGTCCTCTTAGACCAAGTAATAGACCTGAAACCTAAAGACAGGAAGAGGGCTATACAGGCATTCAAGACGGAGGAAGAAAAGACTATTGATTTATGTAGACTACTCCTTGATAAGCGTAGTAAGTGGGATAAGGTAGCAAAGGTGATTAAGGGCATTGAGGACGACCCTGAAAGCGTGAGGTGGGCGATTCTAGGCTATATGTGTACTGTTTTACTGTCTAAGGAAAATACACAGGCATCAATAGCTATCTCAATGTTTGAAGAACCGTTCTTTAATTCAGGGAGGGCAGGGCTTACCCTCGCTTGCCTTAAATGTTTAGAAAAATAATTATTTCCAAAATTTCGTGATTATGTACATACTATATATAGAAAGGAAGGTTTTATGAAGAAAGAAGGAGATTATAAAAAAGATATAGAAATTGGGAAAGGCAACCTGAAGGAGGAATGGGAAAGACAAGCAGGACTGTACCTCTTTTATTCCCTAAAGACTTCCGATGCTGAAGTAGCCAAAAGCAATGCGAAGGAGGAACTTGAAGTAACAGATGCAGGTCTGGACAAGAAGATACGAACTAACCCAGACAAGTTTGACCTAGAAAAAGTCACAGACAAGGTGGTGGCAAACACCATCCTCCTACAGGAGAAACATAAAATTGCATTTGATAACTATGTAGAAATGTTATACGAATTATCTATACTAAGAGGGGTCATGGTAGCATTCGACCATAAGAAAAAGGCACTGGAAAATTTAGTGACACTCCATGTGTCTGGTTATAACGCTGAACCAAAGCCTGATAGAAAGAGAAGGAGGGAAAGGTGACAGAGTTGTGTTGGTTTACAATTAGATGTTGTGTAATAGTTGTAATTGTAATGTTGATATATCCTACATTGTGTAGGGTAGCATTTCAAATTTATTTTAAAGAGAGGAGAAACAGTCCGCATGGGTAAGAAGAAAAAAGATGATGGTTTTGCTGAGAGACAAAGAAGGAGAAGTCAGCAAGGAGAAGAAAGAGGTGGAGGGAAGAAAAGTGTCCTTGACATAAAAGTCCTGAAAGAACAGCAGGGTGGAGAGGACGACATCACATGGTATAAGCCGAAGAAAACCAAAGGCAAGGAGAGGAATAAAATAGATATACTTCCCTGGCTCATTGAGGAAGAATGGTACGCAAAGCTTAAGGAGTACAAGGGTATCCCTTCAGAAGTAGAAGTAGGGGAGAAAGAATATTCTTTGATAGTGCCTGTCCACTATGATGTAGGTAAGGATGGAGATACCGTCCTATGTCTATCTGAAGCCTTTGGAGGACATTGTGTTATCTGTGATGAAATGTTTGACAAGATGAAGGAGGACAAAGTAAGACATAAGGAATACATTAGTAAGTTAAGGGCTAAGTGGAGATGTTTTTATAATGTATTCGACCATGAAGATGAGGAATTTGAAGGTATCAAAGTTTGGGATATGTCTTTCCATAACTTCGAGAAGTATCTCCGACAGGAGAGTAGGGACAGTGATGAGGGTAATGTTGCCTTTGCTGACCTAGACGATGGATTCATTGTTTCCTTTAAGGGTAGGGAGGAAAGCATTGGTGAAGGTAGAAAATTTATAAAGGCGGAGTCCATTGAATTTGAAGACAGGGAGGAACCGTATGACGAAGACGTTATGGAGAGTACCTATGCGCTTGATTCAGCCTTGATAGTTCCTGAAGCTGAAAAGGTCAAGGAGGCTTTCTACCAGACAGGTGATGATGACGAAGAAGAGGAAGAGGAAGAAGAAAAACCAAAAGGTAGAAAAAAGAAGAAAGGAAAAAAGGATGAACTTCCTGAGTATGAAGAAGAAGAGGAAGAAGAGGAAGACGATGATGATGGGGAAGGAGAAGAGGATGAAGGAGAGGAAGAAGATGATGACGAAGGAGAGGAAGACGATGATAACCCATGTCCAGCAGGATTAGAATACGGTGTTGATACAAACAAGCAAGATGACTGTGAGGACTGTGACGAAGATATATTTGAGGGTTGTTGTGAAAAACAGGACGAACTTAAGAAGTCCAAGAAGAAATCGTCTAAGAAGGAGAAGTCCTCCAAGAAGGAGAAGCCAAAGAAGAAAAAGAAATCATTTAAGAGGAAATAATAATGACCAAAAAGAAAGACACTATTACTCCATCACAGGCTGTTGCTGAATATCAGAAGGCAGGGTTTGGGAGTATATCTACCCAAACTATTGTGGTATGGATTCAGAACAAGACTATCGTAGGTAGGAAGGTTGGAGGACGGTGGCATGTTGACAAAGATAAATTTCAACTATTCCTAGAGGAGAACAAACTATGAAGAAGTTTAAAAGAAGACGTAAGTCTACAGTCGAACAGGTGGAGGAAAGGTCAAGGAAGGAGGACAACAAAACAAGGGTGGAGTTTCTGGATTCAGGCTCCACCCTTCTCAATCTTGCAGCAAGTGGGAAAGGAAGAAAAGGAGGCTGGGCAAGGGGGAGAATTGT